ACTATTACGTAACTATCAGGCATCGTTGGCCAATGAAACCGATACGTTGATTATGGCGCGTTTAGATAAGCTCTATCGTGCTGATACACATCGTGAGTTAACAGTTCATGGCACCTTGGCAATGACACAACCTAATCCTAAGCGATATGATTTATTTTGTTTGGACGGTGAACCATTGACACGTGAATTGCAACCACCTCGTTTAGCAATGCGGATGGTTGATGCTGTTAGTGATTTGTCTGATAAATTACGTAAGTATTTAGCAAAAGACGAATCCATTATTACAACGGATTTAACTTCTACTATTTACAGTTCTACAACGGTAGTAAGTAAGAAAGGTGTCAGTACAACTACCGTGAAGTTAAAGCCTGAATTTAATGTTGGTTTTGCTGCATTGCCTGTAGACGCCAATTACGAATCACGAAATGCTAATGGTGATCCTAGTATTGCTTCGGCTAAAGTGACATTGGTATTAGGTATTGATTTAGTGGATCGTAATTCGTTAAAACGTATGGAAACAATGAATCCAACAGTAACATTAATTAGTTGGTTAGAAGCGCCAGAAGTATTTCGTTATGCCACGGTCATTGAGGCTGGTGAGGATAAAGCAATTTACGCTGGTGTATATTCAAACGTTCGTATTGTTACGACGGCATAAAAGTTTAAGCCTATCTTACATCCTCAATGGGGAGTAAGATAGGCTTCTATGTCGCTAGTACTTACGAGCGATCCATAGCAGTCATAAAGTGTTCTACTGTACGATTCAAAGAGGTTGAGTATGCCAAGGCCTTGTAATACGTAACGGAGTAGAATTCTAATTCTGATGCTACTTGAAACGCGCCGTTTGCTAAATTGCGTACTGCTTCCGCTGAAATGTTTTTCAATTCATCCCGCTCTATTTTACCCATCAAAATGTTGAGTAAATCAGTACATTCTTTTACTTTTTTGTTTAATACATTGCGATCAACGCTACTAATCATTTTAACAATAGCATCGCTATTATGAAACACTGCTGGCCAATCTGAATTGCGTGAGATTACGTCGCCATATGTACGTTCAGTAATTGTAGAACCGTGTTTAAAACATTTACCCAGTCCTTCATTCATTTCGTTACGTTCACGTTCTAATTCTTTATAAGGAGCAACAAATGACTTAGTAGACAATTGTGCATCGGAATTTGAAACGAGTTCTGCTAAGAAAGTACTAAACGCTGTCAACGGACCAGCTAAGATACGTGACGCATGGGTTGTTGCTATCATCAATTCTGTTGAGTATTTGCTAAACGGTACATCAAGTCCTTCTGGCACATATGCTGTCAGAGGGGCTAAGTCCATGTATTTATATTTATTTACTTCAGCGATGAATTTGGCTTCTTTACTACTAATTTGGAATGTTTGGTCTTCGTGTGAAAACTGATCAACAAAACCTGTTAATCCGTTTACTAAGGAGGGGAAAATATTTCTGAACAAGGATTGGATCTCACCGACGGTGATGGATTCCAAAGAGAGTTCGAGATTGGTAGCATCATTAATAATGCGTAAAGATTTGATATTCATGGAATGTCCAGTGCAGTGAGAATGTGGGAATAATTTCATACAATATTTACTAGAGTACTCAATCTATTGACGAAGTATTCTTTAATAACAAAAGTATTGGAGCATCAGATGGATTTAAATGCAGGTTTTGAACCAGCGCCAATTGTTAAAATCATGATAAACATTGGTGCTCTTTTTGATATTTCAACAGGGAACTATCTTAAGGGACGTTACAACGAGAGTATTCTAAATGGTGGTCTTGCTCCATTGACAGGCGTTGTTGGTATTGGTAATAACTTTAAAACCACAGTCATGCGTTTTATGAATTTCACAGCGATGGCACGCATGGGTAAGAAATCCACAGGTAGCACATTCGATACAGAAGTCAACACACACGAATGGCATCTGGATAAAATGATCGATCGTATTGAAGAATTTGAAGGCGAAAACATTCTTGAAACGGGTCGTTGGGTTATTACTGATAAAACAGTTTACCATGGTAACGAATGGTACGAATTGTTTAAAGCATTCTTAGAAAAGAAAATTAAGAATGCTAAAGCTATTGAAGTTGCTACACCGTTTTGGAATCGCGATAAGAACGGTCCAATGATGATAAGTCAACCTACATTTAGCGAAATTGATAGCTTTACTGAATTCGAAACAGAAGACGTTATTAAAATGCAAGACGCTAATGAATTAGGCGAATCCGGTGGTAACACCATTCACATGCGTCAAGGTTTGGCTAAGTTGCGTTTGTTAATGGAAGCACCGCGTTTAAATTGCGGCTCCTATAACTATTTGTCAATGACGGCACATATTGGTAAAGAGTCCACTATGCAATCGGCTGGTGGTGGTCGCGAAGTACCGATCACTAAACTGAAACATTTAAAGAACGGTGACAAGATTAAAGGAACAACTGATAAGTTTACCTTTATCACACACAACTGCTGGCACTGTTATAATGCTACACCATTAACGAATGATGGCGAAGGTCCTTTGTATCCGCGTGATTCAGAAGACAAGATGAAATACGATACTGACTTAAATACGGTAGTTGTTAAAAACTTACGTAGTAAGTCTGGTATTTCTGGTATGGCAATGAATTTAATTGTTTCGCAAACAGAAGGCGTATTGCCAAGCTTAACAGAATTTCATCATATCAAAGAGCAAGGCCGTTATGGTTTAGAAGGTAATAATGTTAACTACACGTTAGCTCTGTTACCTGATGTAAAGTTATCTAGGACACAAGTACGTTCTAAAATTGACAGTGATCCTAAATTGCGCAGAGCATTAAACATTACTTCTGAAATGTGTCAGATGAGTTATCTTTGGCATGATTTAGAAGATTTGTTATGCACACCAAAAGAACTCTACGACGATTTAATAGCCAAAGGGTACGATTGGGATATTTTGTTAGCAACACGTGGCTGGTGGACAATCGATAACGAAAAGCATCCTATTCCTTATCTTTCGACCATGGACTTATTACGCATGCGTACTGGCGACTACCATCCTTATTGGTTGGAAGACGACAAGAAGACCATGAAGAAAAAGTTTACTGAACTATTGCCTAAGTGAGGTCGTAATGGTTCTAACTTGTAATTTTGCTATTTTTGGAATGCTATTCATTATCTTCATGTTAATGGCACAAGCATTCCGTCGTAGAATTAATAAAAATGTGACGTACCCAATTCAGTATAAGAAAGGCGATATAGTAGAACATATCGCTACTGAAGGACGGTACGTGATTGAAATATTACCAGACGAAGCTGTCTTGGAATACTCTCGAGAGCCAGCATACGGCTATCGTTTGAAAGATGGACGTTTGTGTTTCCGTTGTCAAGAACAAATGGAGGATGGTAGATTTAAAATAATTACTCCAAGACAATATCGTGATAACTGAGATAACGCCAGTTTGAACATTCTAATACCATTTTAAACAAAAATTGATTAATAGTATCTACGGAAAAAATTACCATGACACAAAATAATGTAGTTCCCAAAATTGACCCTAATGATCGATTAGCGGATCTTATCACAAATTTGTTAGCAGCAGCTGGCCATACTCGACCTACGGCTTGGCAATTATTTTCTCACCCAGATGTATTTGACGATGACATTAATCAAGACTTGCAACGCTTCTTGATTAATCGCGCATGGCGTCAAATTCTTGGCAACTTTACCGAATTCAATACCATTGATATTCGTTTCTGTTTAGTTGACCAAGGTGATTTACAGCGTTGGTTAGAACTCTTTGAAAATCAGGTGATACCATGTGTAGTACAAAACGATCTACCACCACCACTGAAGAATGCCGACGGAACACCCGTATAAAGTTAATTGTTGCTGGTAGTAGAGGTTTTGATAATTATTATTTATTTTCAATGGCAGTGAAAAATTATATTGATAAATTAAATTCTAAAGACATTACCTTTATTACCGGTATGGCTAAATCTGGTGCTGACGCATTAATTATTCGATGGTGTGAAGAACACGATTATCCTTGGGTAGGATTTCCTGCTGATTGGGATAAACATAAAAAAGCAGCTGGCTATGTTCGTAACGTAGAAATGGCTGACGAAGGAACACACTTACTTGCCTTCTGGGATACTATTAGTCGTGGTACAAAACACATGATCGATATAGCCGGTAAGAAGGATCTCGACGTGACCATCATTGTTATCGATACACCTCTTAATGGTGGTCATGAAATATTACATCAAGCAAAATGATAGGAGATATCAAATGCATATTTTTAAAACACAAGATCCAAAATACAACATTGCTGTGCAAATGAATAAAGACACTGGCGAACCTTCTGCGGCATTCTTAGTCAATGCAGCTACTGGTGTAGGTATTCCTACCTCTGAACCTATCTTTATGTTGCGCGCTAAAGATAAACATGCTGTGGCTTCCATTGAAGAGTATGCCTTTGCTGTTAATTCAGAAGAACATTCTGATTCAGTACAAAAACGT